ATGGAAACCACGGAAACCAGTACCACTCTCACGATCGCGCTGATCGTGAATGACCTGATGATTCCCCATCATTTGCCCCGGAAACCACGGACCTCGTTCGCTGACCCGCTGCGCGTCGATCAGTTGACCACGAGACATCCCCTGGCTGAGCACCGGGCGGGTTCGCAGCGGTCATCCTTGCCCGTTCAGACTAACGGGGGCACGGACATTTGTTCGACTATGATGGGCCGCGTACATCACACGCCGAAGATCATGTCCGGTCAATCGAAGAAATCGTGGCGCGCTTGGACTCATGACAGTCGCCTCTGGGCTGCAATTGTCGTCCTTGCTATTCCGAGTGTCGCCGGACGCGCTCAGGTCGGTCATCTTTGGACATTTGATGAGCTCGCGACCAAAGCAAACTGTGTGGTCATCGCGGAACACCTCCGAACGCAGGACACCGGCCGCCGTACGACGCATCCGGAGTTAGCGCCTTCCTACCCCGTAGTCGAACTCGAAACGGCGTTGAAACTGCTGGCGGTGCTGAAGCCCTGCAGCCAAACCGCACTCAAGATCGGAACTACTATCACGCTGAAGCACTACACGCCAGATCGGGAACGGATTGACGGCGGCCTGCTAGATGGCGGCAGCGTCTTAACCTTCAGCCCTGGCGCGGCATACCTGATGTTTCTCAAGCTCTCTGGTGGAGGCGTTTTCGAGCCGGTGTCCGGACACACGTACCCGACGGCTTCCGTGTATCGCGTTCCTAAGCCAGTCAATTAGGCAGCAGTGCTTCTTTCAATGGCATAACTGAAGCTATTGGCAAGAGGAAGTGAGCACAGAGCCGGTCGCTTAGGGGCGTTCCAGCGCGTCGAAACAACTCGGACACGAAGACGCCCGTCTGGGTTCTCGGAACCGCCACGTAGATAGCAAATGAGGTCCAGGCCAACATGCTGACAATGCTCGTAATTGCGTGGCTCTCCCAGCAACCGCAAACTGCGCCGGGGGCCCATCAACAACACGATGACGTACCGTACCGCGTTGCCGGTCAAGAGACACGGAGGATCGGAACGTTTCAATGGGACGGAACCACTGGTGAGGCGCTCCTGCAGCGGACCTCGCCTGACCAGCTCTCCGTGCAAGTGGTGATCATTACTGCGAATGAGTCGGGCGGAGGTTCGTTGAAATCGCCACTTCCGACGACCTGGAGATCGCGCTCGCTTCCAACCGGCGCGATGGACGCTTGGGTGCTGCTCGAAGACGGAAGGGCACTCGAACAGACACCAAGGCAGCCGCCCAAGGGAGCGCCTCCGATAGGGTTCGGGAATGCCGGGACCGAGTATTCCGTCGTGAACTTCGGATTCAAGTCGTCCGGCGAGGAGAAGATCGTTTCGGTCGTCGTAAAGATCGAGAACGAGTTCCACATCTTTCCGACGCGTGGTTTGCAGCGTTAGCCTGCGTCCATAAGGGAAAGAGCGGCGCGTAGCGGAGAGCTGTGCGGGTCAGTTGCCCTTCGGTTTCCACTGTTCCACAGCGCCAGTCATCTTCCAAGAAACACCCTCCTTCGCGATGTCGACGCTGCTGACGACTGGCTTCTTATCGTTGTCGAGTGCTTCCAGAGCGAGTGTCGCGCCGCTCGGCGTTGCTGTTTCCTTCACGACTCTGACGTCAGTCTGCATGCCGTACACGCGCTTCATCATCGGGAGCGTCTCGGCTTTCGCTGAGGCCGGCTCCATATTCAACTCGTCCTTCATTTCTGCCGTCCAGAACGGTGCGAGTTCGTCGAGTGATTTCGCGTTCACCACGGTGGCTCGCCACCGCAGATAGAACTGCGTTGCGGTCTCGGTGGTTTGCTTCTGCGAGGTGGTTGCGGACCAGGAGACAGAGGCGGAGACGATTACGACTGCGAAGAGAAACGCGCACCGGACTGAACGCATGGCCTGACCTCCGGGCACAAGATTAGCCCAGATCGGCAAGAACACTGACAGCCACGGTGAGCGGTGGTCGGCGGAAACCGGACGGGTGAATTCGACATGGAAACCACGTGGCCGTGGGTGGCAAGGACATGACCGGCCACGACACACGCGGTTTCCTTTCATCCAGATTTAGGGGGGAGCTTATGAACGTTGCGAGTTTTTCCGGCTCGCATCTATGCTGGCGCCTGTCCTATATTACGACCGCATGAGCTTAGAGGATAAGCTGACGTCCTGGGCCAAGGGACTAGGAACGACCGAGCAAGAGAAGTGCGAAAACGCCGCGCGGGCGGTCAAGGACGCACTTGCCGCTGACAAATTCCTCAATGAACTGCCGAGTAAGCCCCGCGTTTTTGTGCAGGGGTCATATCGCGCGAACACAAACGTGAGGCAGGACAGCGATGTCGACATCTGCGTTCTCCTTCCGGATCACTATTTCTTTGACCTCACCTTCAGCGACATCACCGACGACCAAGAACCTGGAACGAAGCCGACAACCATCACTTACCCGGACTTCAGGAATGAAGTTGAGAAGGCACTCGTGGACCGCTTCGGCCGTGCGGGAGTGACCAGAGGGAACAAGGCTTTCGATGTCCATTCGAATACCTACCGAATTGATGCCGACGTCGTCGCCGCGTTTGAAATGCGCAGGTATGGAAAGCGCCGCGGCGACGGAACGTTGCCCTATGACAGCGGTATCGCGTTTGTGCCGGATAACGGATGGCGGATTCAGAACTGGCCTGAACAGACGAACGACAATGGAGTCGCGAAGAACAATCGAACTGCCAGGAACTACAAACGCGCAATCCGGATTCTGAAACGGCTCCGAAACGAGATGCAGGACAAGAAAATTTCGGCCGCCAATGACATCGGGTCGTTCGTGATCGAATCGCTGGTCTGGAATGTGCCCGACGAGGCCTTCGAGAAAGAAGACTACTCGGCGATCATCCGATACGTGCTTGCGCACACCTGCAACGAGACGCGAACCGACGACACCTGTATCGAGTGGGGTGAAGTGAACGAGCTGAAGTACTTGTTCAAAGGCTCCACGGGACTTCGAGAAAAGGTTAACGCGTTCCTGAATGCCGGTTGGGACTATTTGGGCTACAAGTAGATGAAGAATATCCGCCACGAACTTGGCGTGTGGTGCCAAGCCATCGCCTTCATCTCGATCTGGGTTCTGCTGATCTACGTGACAGAGCCGGAACTGAAAATCACCGCTGGCGCGCTGAAGGAGATCCCAGACGTTGTTCTTGTCTACACGCTGGTTTACCTGCTGTTTACTCGCTGGGGGTGGCGGTGGAAAGCCTTTCAGCCTTGGCTTGTTCCGATCCCGTGGCTACAGGGAACGTGGCGGGGGCGGATCGTCAGCACTTGGACCGACCCGACGACGGGCGCGGTCCCGCCGCCTGTCGATGCTTTTCTCGTGATCCGACACACCTTCGATGGGGTGAGCTGCACTCTACTGACCGCCGAATCGGAAAGCAGTAGCAGTGCGGCCGCGCTCACCATTGACGAGGCGAGCGACAGAAAGACCCTGAGCTACAACTACCTCAACGAACCAAGAGTTACCGTGCGTGGGCGAAGCGAAAGGCACACCGGAGCCGCGGTTCTGAAATTGGCGACGGAATCGCCGCTGTGCCTTACAGGTGAATACTGGACCAGTCGAAAAACAACGGGCGAGATGGAGTTTTCGTTCGAGTCTCGGCGACTTCGAGAGACTTTCAAGTCAAATGGACCGGGCAGTCCGGTCGTCGCCTGACCATCACCACTTCCCGTGGGAACTCGCCGACGACCAAAACAGACGCTCCAGTCGGCCAGCTCCACAGAGGTTCGATCAGATCCGGTTCGTTCCTGACGTGCCGATAATCGAGCAGGACCACCGAACACCGGCGACAGTGTTGCACCCATCCGGTGAACGGTCCAGCCTCGTGCGTCATCGTCCGTTGCGATCGAAGTCCAGGAACTCGCGGCGCGCGCGGCCGTCATCCAGGAACACACCGCGCAGCGCCGACGTCGTCGTCACGGCGCCCGCGACCGCCACACCGCGCATCTCCATGCACAGGTGTCGACCGTGCAGCACGACGCCGACGCCTTTCGGCTTTAACGTGTCGACCAGGCACGCGGCGATCTGGTTGGCGAGCCGTTCCTGGTTCTGGAGTCCGCGGGCGAAGTGTTGGACGACCCGCGGTACTTTCGACAGGCCGATGATTCGTCCATCCGGCACGTACCCAACTGTGGCCGTGCCGAAAAACGGCAACAGGTGATGTTCGCACAGCGAGTAGAACGGCACCGCTCGTAAGACGACCATCTGATCGGCGCCTTCGGCATCGAACGTTGTCACCGGACACAACGGACGCGCGACCAAGTATTCGCGCCAATAGGCCGCGACGCGATCTGGCGTGCGGGACAGGCCTTCGCGCGTCGGGTCGTGCCCGTGCAGCTCCAGGATCGCCCGCGCGAGCTCCGCGGCCGCGTCGGTCACGTCACGTTCAATTCGCCGCGGCCCAACGTCGACACGACGGCGAGACGAACCTGTGGCGCGTTCCGCGTGCGAAGCTGCGCCATCTGCTTCGCCCACTTCACGCGCGCCCGTTCTTCCAGGTCGAGAAACCACGCGACCTCCCCGCGGAGATTCTGTTCACTCCCCCGCACCTGCAGGTCACCGAACTGTTTCCAGTTGCCCCACCCACACGGGCCGATTTCCCACGAGCTGGCGTCCACCGAATGAAACGGCAGACCGAGGACCTGTTCCTCGGCGGCGAACGCGAACCCGTGCACCTTCTTCGGCCACACGCGAGCGAACACCTGTTCCGCCCATCGCAGCTTCGACAAGCCCCGTTTGTAGGCGACACCGCCGATGGCGATCTTCGGATACTCGCCGGCGATCCGTAGCAAGGCGTCTTCCGGCTCGCCGTGATGGAACGTCGGGATCGCCTTGATGCCGGCTTTCCACATCGCGGCGGCGTTGCTGGCCGACGTCTTGTGATCGCCGATCACGTCGAGCGCGAAGATTTCGACGGGCGGCGTGTCGCTGTCGAGCAGCTCGCGACAGATCCGCAGGTAGTCCGCCAGGGCGATCGACTTCCCGCCGTTCGCCATCGAGAACGCGCCAGAGTCCAGGACCCAATTACGGAATCGGTACTTGTGACGGTTGCGGACAAACGCCTTCAGATAGGGGAAGGACACGAGCAACGCTGGCAACCGATCTGTATCGACGGCCTGTTGTTCTTGCGGCCGGTTGCCGAACGCGAGGCGCACCGTGGGGCCGATGGCGTTCTCGCGTGCTTTGCCGCTCATGTACGCCAGGCGCACCGTTGGTGCTAGTGACGACCGCGGCTTTTCAGATACCCGCGACATAGGCCCTCGATCGCTTGCGCGTCGCCAATCGCGCCGGTCGGATCAATCTTGGCTTTCGTCGTTTCGAGCACCTGGTATTGTGCCGCGTCGAGTTTTACCGTGTGGCCGCCGTCGGCCTCGCCGCCCATCAGGTCGCCTTTTTCTGGCTTCGTCCAGTCGGCGGCCATCAGGTTGTGCAGCTCGTGATCGGCGAACCCGGTCATGGCACGCAGCTCGTCATCACCGATGGATTTCAGCGCGTCCGACACCAGGCGCCAGTCCCACTCGGCGCCCCACCTGTTCGCCGCCAAGTTCGCGGCCGTCTCGGTGTCTTTCGACCACACGACCTCGCGGTACGAAAACCGCGCGCCGTCGACGATCACGTAGCCGTGGGCAACAGTACCCTGAGCATCCTTCGGTTGCGGGACGGCTTCCACCTTCACCGACTTCGCCGCGCCGAAAGCCTCGATGCGCTTGTGTCCGCCGATCAACTTGCCCGTCGTGCGGTTCCTGACGATGCCGCCCAGGTCGCCGAACTTCGTCAGTGACTCGCGGAAACTTTTCAGTTCGTCGGGTGAGAACGGCTTCCGGGGATTCAGCTCGTTCGGTGCCAGGTCTTTCAACGACGTCGCCATCGATGCCGACGTGCCGTTCGTTCGTCGTTGCTGTTGTCGTCGACCGTCGAGATCGTCACGCCCGCGCATGACCTCAGCTCGTCGACCGCCCGATTGTCGACGACGACTGGCCCTGACGTTTACCGAACCTGCCATAGCTTGTGCTGTTGGACGGACAAGCGCCAGCTCGGATTCTCGCGCACCAGGGCGATGCAGTGTTTCAGGTTCTCGCCGTTGATCCGGTCGCCGTCCGAGTGTGGCGACAGAATGTAGTTCCGCGCTTTCAACGACGGCGCCGGAATCGCCTGGCCGACGTGCCGCACGTACTTCAACTCGTCCACGTGGAAGCCATCGGGCCGCAGCTCGAACGTCCTGGCCAATATATGTTCGGCCACCTTCGGACTGACCGTGACCCAATCCAGACCGGGCGGCACCTGGCGCACGCCGCTCGTTTCGATCTGTTGCTGGTAGCCGGCACCGTGGAATTTCTCGATGACGTCGGCCGACAGTTGATCGGTCGGTTCGCCGCCGGTCCACACGATCCAGCGGATCGGACCGCCCACGTGCCCGACTTCGGCCACCAGCTCGTCTACCGTTAGCTCGCGGCCACCTTCGAACTCGGTATCACAGACCACCCCAGACGTCGCGCACGCATGGCGCGCGGAACATCCCGACAAGCGTACGAACACTGAGGCCTCGCCGGCGCGCACACCTTCACCCTGCAACGTCGCGAAGATTTCATTGACGCGCATAGCGGCACTCCGATGTGCAGGTTTCCCACACGGTGACGGCGATCAGGTCGAACCCGAACACCGGTTCCAACTTGTCGAACAACCAACGGGCCAGCGCTTCGGACGTGGGATCGGCCAGGCCCGTCGTCTCGTTCAGATCGTGATGATCGAGGAATTGCTCGACGATGGGATCGATCGCGTCCGACAGATCGCCGTAGTCGCGGACCATCGCGGTCTGCGGTCCACTTTGCTGCAGCTCGCGCCCTTGCAGCTCGAGCGCGGCCCGCCACGAATGCCCGTGGACGCGGCGACATTTCCCGTCGTGGTTCGGCAGATGATGGGCCGCTTCGAAGCGCACGATCTTGCGGATGGTCCAGATCACGCCGCGGCGACCTCGACGGAATAGACGGTGAAGCCGTCAGCGTGGCCAATCGCATCAGGCACACCGCGCACCGCCAGGTCGAGACGCGCGAGCGCGAACGTGCCGCCCCAGCGTTCGATTTCTGGGTCCGTCCAGCCGTCGAGCGCATTCCACAGGTGTTGGGCGACGTCTTCGTTGGTCATGTCGTGGAACGGCTTGGCCGTCAGCTCCATCAACCGCGCTTGGACGGCCGCGTAGGTCGACGCGAAGGCCGGGAAGCCGCGGTTCGACTCCCCGGTGCGATACACCAGCGTCACGGTCGCGAAGTGGCTGTGACCAGGCAAGCGCATCGTTCGATTGATGTTGGTGAAGAAGATCGCGAACGGTCCGACGGAGACGGCATTGCGCGTGATGGCACCCACCTGGTTGCTCAACAGAATAAACCAATAGTCAACTACGACGTACCACTTGCCAGCCGTCGTCGTCGCTCGTGTTGGTCGCCATCCTTTGGTACTGGGTCAGCCTCAAGCAAGACCGTGCGTGCTAATCTTTTTTCTCTCAAAGGAGGCGACGTGAAGACATGCCTCGTCGTCGTTGCGGTTGCCCTCTCGGTTCAACTGAGTCACGCACAGACGCCTCGTTACGCGCGCGGCGACGTGGTGCGCCTTACAGCCCAAGCGAACGGCAACCAGTACCCAGACTCCCGGATCATCGCAGTTGCCGGAGACCGAGTTCACATTGATCGCAGTTCGCTAACTGTCAACGGAGCCTCCGTTGAAGGCGTCTCTCCCAAGCTGTTGCAAAGTGTGAGCGAGCCGTGGGACCAGCTCATTCCGGACGGACATTACTTCGTAGTGGGCGAGAGCGGCGTACCGAACGACATGGTGCGTTTCTACGGCATGGTTCCAGCGGCCAAGATTGTTCGGAAGATTCTCCCGATTGGAGGCGTTGAGTGACCGAGCCGCAATGGCGTGACGATCTCCAGGCGTTGCGAACGCTCTTGCAGAGCTACCTAGACGGGAACGATGTGGACTTGGCGACCTTGAAGGGCGAGATGGCCAAGCTTGCGCCACAACTCCACGCAACGCCTGGAATAGCACGCCTAATCGCACAGCAAGTGAAGCGTGACGCCGAGACAAACCCCCGTCTTCGGCGTCTCATCGACGCGCTGGCCTGATAGCGCTGACGTCGACGCTAGATGCAGACGGCTTACGGTCCATTCGTGACGCCGCGGTTGCGGCAAATCGTTCGCTTGGAACAGGTCCGCGTCGAGGAGACACCGCAACGCGAACCCGACTGGGGGGATCCGAAACCCGGCGAACCGCAAGCGCCCAAACCGTCAGGGACCTCCCCTCAAGTCGTCGCGAATTAGAAAAACCGGGAAATCGGGTTATTTTGATTTCAGAAATTCATGGCCCCTCGCGGCCGGCGGCCGACGCCGACGAAACTGCGGCTGTTACGTGGGAACCCTGGTCGACGCCCGATTAATCGGAACGAACCAACGCCCGCCGCGGGCGACCTCGCCCCGCCGACGTGGTTGGAAGGTGACGCCGTTGCGGAATGGAACCGCCTGGCGCCTGTGCTCCATCGGCTCGGACTGTTGACCGAAGTCGATCGCGACGCGCTGGCGACCTACTGTCACACGTGGGCCCGGTGGCGGGACGCCGAGCGCAACATTCAGAAATTCGGGATGGTCATCAAAGGGAAAGGCGGCTTCCCGATCATCTCGCCGTTTGTCGCCGTCGCGAACCGCTGTATGGCGCAGATGAAAGGCTTCCTGGTCGAGTTCGGGATGACACCGAGCGCCCGCAGTCGCGTGAACGCCAGTGGCGACCGCGACAAACCCGTCGACCCGTTCGCCGAGTTCGACCAGGTGACCATTGAAAAGTGGGACCCACCTGCCAAACGTTCTTGACCAGATCGACGACTACGCGCGTGCCGTAGTCGACGGCGCCGTTCCCGCGGGCAAGTATCACCGCCTGGCGTGCGCGCGGCACATCCGTGACCGCGAGCGCGAAAACACCGACGAGTTCCCGTACGTGCTCCACGCGCCGAAGGTCGAACGGTTCCTCCGGTTCGTCAGTCGGTTGCGTCACTACAAGGGCGAATGGGCCGGTCAGTTCATCGACCTGCGGCCGCACCAGGTGTTCCGGCTCGGTTCGATTGTCGGGTGGGTCCACCGAGACACCGGCCTGCGGCGCTTTCGAAACGCCTACACCGAAGTGCCGCGGAAGAACGGCAAGTCGCTGGAGGCCGCGGTGATGTCGTTGTACCTGACGTTCTTCGACAACGAACCAGGCGCCGAGGGGTACTGTGCCGCGACCAAACACGACCAGGCCATGATCGTGTTTGCCGACGCGAAGCGCCTCGTGCGGTCGAGCAATCTGCGCTCGCGGATTCAAGTGCTGATGAACAACTTGAACCGCGATGCCCTGGCCCAGAAGTTGGAACCGCTCGGGGCCGACGAGGATTCCCTCGACGGTCTGAACGCGCATTTCGTCAACCTCGACGAGCTGCACGCGATGAAGACCCGCGGTGTGATCGACGTCCTGGAGGGATCCACGGGCGCGCGTCGTCAACCGTTGGTGTTCAAGATCACAACCGCCGGCAACGACGAGGCCACGCCGTGTGGCGACGAACACCAGTACGCGTGCCAGGTGCTCGACCGGGTGATGACGGACGAGGCGTACTTCGCGTTCATCGCGCACGCGGACGTCGAGGACGACTGGACATCGGAAGATGCCGCGCGCAAGGCGAACCCGAACTACGGGATCTCGGTCAACCCGAACGACCTTCTGGCGAAACGCACGAAGGCCCTCGGCATCCCGCCGGCGGCCGCGACCTACAAACAGAAACACCTGAACCTCTGGATCTCGGCGGCGCTCCCGTGGTTGTCGCTCGATGGGTGGGTTGCGGGTCAACACGAGATGCCAACGTTCGAGCAGCTTGCCGGTCAATCGTGCGTGATCGGGATCGACCTGGCGTCCAAGTTGGACCTGTGCGCCCTGGTCGTCTTGTTTCCGCCGACCGACCGGCGTCCCGAGTGGGCGGTGATGCGGTGGGTCTGGACCCCGACCGTGACCGTCGATGACCGCCGCCGGCGCGATCGCGCTCCGTATGACGTCTGGATCGAGCAGGGCCACTTGATCGCGGCCCCTGGCACGCGGGTCGATCATCGGATCATCCGCGAGACGTTGGCGATCATCCGCGACCACGTGGACATTCAGGCCGTGGGTTTCGACCCCTGGCACGCTGACCAGCTCCAGGTGCAGCTCGTGACGGACGACGGGTTCAACCAGGACCAGGTGCTCGAAGTGTCGCAGACCTTCGCCGGCATGTCGTCGGGGTGCAAGGACATGGAAGCGGCGATCCTCGCGTCGAACGTCAACGCCGGCGGCTGTCCGTTGATGAAGTGGTGCGTCAGTAACGCCGTCGTGCAGCGCGATAACAAGGACAACATCTATCCCGTCAAACGAAAGAGCCGCGGCCGAATCGACCCGGTCGTCGCGCTCGCCATCGCGTGGAACCTGATGCTGCGTCTCGCGGCCGTGCCAGGCGCCGCGGACGATCCCGATCTAATCGTCGCCTGACTCGTCGTCGTCGTCGGCCAATCGTCGGCGGATCAACTCCGGGATCCCGACGCGTGCGGCGTGCGCCTGTTGTTCAAGGCGATCGTACTGGGAACCTGGCACCCGAATGTGCACGCTGACGGACGGGTCGCCACGTTGCAACGGCGGCCGTCCTGTCGGTTTTCGGTCAGCCAAGGCCGTAGTGTGCGCGTGCGACTTTTGAAACGCAAACTTGACGGTCATCCGACCGAACCCGCACCCTCGATCGAATCCCGTGCGTTGGTTGATCTGGTGGCGACCGCCGTGTCTGTTGCAACGCGTTCTTGTCAATCTGACCTACAACCCGCAAGAGGCGCTCCAGGGCGTGCTCTGGTCGTATCGAGGGGGGTGGCTGACGCTCCGCGATGTCTCTGGCCTGACGAGCGGCCAACAACCGACCCGGATCGATGGTGACGTCGTGATCCACGTGCGGAACGTCGCGTACTTCCAGGTGCTCACGCAGGTGCCGACGCGATGATCGTGTTGTCCGACGGCCAGTTGCAAACGGTGACCGCCGCGCCGGTACGGTCATTCGACCTGGCCACCGCGCAAGCGGGCCTCCGCGGGTATCGGTTCCCCGAATACACGGAACAATTCGGGGGCGCGTACGCCACCCAACCCAACATTCGGATCCCGATTGACTTCATCGCGGGCAATGTCGCGCAACTCGGGATCCACATCTTCCGCCGCGTGTCGGACACCGACCGTGTCCGGTTGCCGAGTCACCAGCTCGCCCAATGGCTCGCCAAGCCGAACCCGGCGACCACGCAGTACCGGTTGATCGAGGCGCTGCTCGGTGACCTCGGCGTCTACAAGAACGCGTACTGGTTGAAGGTCCGCTACACGAACGACGACGGGCAAAAGGCGATCGGCCTGGTCCGTCTGCCACCGGAACGGATCCGGGTCGTCGGTGGCTTGTTGCCGACGGCGTACGTGTGGCGCGGCACGGCGTCAGGAAGCGAGATGACGTTCGCGACGTCGGAGATCGTCGCCTTCGGCGGGTACAACCCGCTCGACCCGTTGACGGGCCTGTCGCACATGACGACCCTCGACCGGGTGATCCGCGAGGAAGCGGCCGCGGCCGCCCACCGCGAGTATTACTGGCAGAACGCGTCGCGGCACGAAGGTGTGATCGAACGACCGAAGGACGCGAAGACGTGGACCGACGGTCAGAAGAAACAATTCCGCGAACAGTGGCAAGCGCGGTTCGCCGGATCCGCCAACTCGGGCCTGGTCGCGGTCCTGGAAGACGGGATGCAGTTCAAGCCGACGGCGTTCTCGCCGAAGGATTCCGAGTTCATCCAAGGCGGGAAGCTGCGACGAGAGGTGACGGCCGCGGAATACAACGTGCCGCAACCGTCGGTCGGCATCCTGGATCACGCGACGTTCAGCAACATCCGCGAACAGCACAAACAGTTGTACCAGGATTCGCTCGGGCCGCAGCTCGAGATGATCGAACAGGAGATCGCGCGGCAGCTTCTAATCGAATGCGACGATCAAGACAACGTCTATATCGAGTTCAACATCGCGGCCAAGCTCGCCGGCAGTTTCGAGGAACAGTCGAACGCGATCCGGCTCCTGGTCGGTCGACCCGTGATGACGCCGAACGAGGCGCGTGCGCGGTTGAACCTGCCGTCGATCAAGGACGATCCGACCGCGGACCAACTGGCGCCACAACAGGGCGGGCCGTCTGACGCCAGCGCCGGCGGATCCGTGCGTGACGCCGTGGCCGATGGGCCTGACGCCGAACCCGACAACGACGAAGGCGCGCCCGACACCGGTGACGACACGACCGAGGCCCTGGTCGCGTGCGCGATTGACGCGACACGCCGACGACAGCGGGCCGCACTGTTGAAGGTGCCGGTTGTGGAACGGTCGACGGCCTTCTTCACACTGTTGGATCGGTGGAACCGCGAGCTGGCCGCGGACCTGACGCCGATTCTCGGCGCCGACGAGGCACGTGCGCGCGCGGAACGTGCGAACGGCGAGTTGTTCATCGTGCTCGATACCCAGGAGGCGGCATGAGCTGCGCCATCGACCGGATCGTCGCGTATTCGCTGACGAATCACTGGAACCTGACCCCGGACATGTTGGCGGTAGTGGCCGACGTCCTGGCGTCCAAGATCGCCGCGGTCAACCGCGATCCGGCCGTGATCGAGGCGTCGCTCGCCAAGCGGAAGAACCTGCCGCAACCGCGCCAGGGGAACACCGCCGTCATTCCGGTGTACGGCGTCCTGGCCCCGCGTGGCAACTTGTTCAACGACGTCTCCGGGATGACCAGTTACGACGACCTGACCAACCAACTGCGGGCCGCGGTCGCGGACAAAACGATCCGCAACATCCTGCTCGACGTCGACTCCCCTGGCGGATCCGTCGCGGGCAACAGCGAGTTCGCCCAGGAGGTCATGAAAGCGCGGAGATCGAAACCGGTTGTCGCGCAAGCGCAGTACGTGATGGCCAGCGCCGCGTATCAGATCGGCGCGGCCGCGACGGAGATCGTCGGTGCCCCGTCGGCGCAGATCGGCGGTATCGGCACGTACTCGATTCACAACGACTTGAGCAAGGCCCTGGAACAACTCGGCATCAAACGGACCTACATATCCGCCGGCGAGGGCAAGGTCGACGGGAACGAAACGGAACCGTTGTCCGCCCGCGCGCTCGGCCGTCGGCAGCTCGCCGTCAACCAGGCGTACGACATGTTCGTCACGAACGTCGTCCGCGGCCGCGGCGCCGGCGTCACCGCCGACCAGGTCCGTAACGAGTGGAAGGCCGACGTCTACAGCGCGGCCGATGCGAAAGACATCGGCATGATCGACCGGGTCGCCACGTTGGACGAGACGTTGAACCGTCTGACGGAAGGGGAACCCGCGGACGACGCCGCGCGCCAGGAACGCTTGACGACCGACACGCCGCAGGCCCGTGATCTGGGATCCGGCCAGGATCGCCGTCAGGACCGAGAGTTCGAACGATTCACGTTCGAACTGCAGCTACTCCGACTGACCGAGGAACAGGAACATGCGAGTCATCAACACTGATCTGCTCGAACGCGAGCTGCGGCAGAAGACCGACGACGCCGCGGCGCTACTCGCCAAGACCGCGCGCGAGTGCGAAGCACACGAGGAGAAGGACAAGGACGGCAACGTCGTCACCAAAGGCCGCCCGATGACGGCCGACGAACGCGGCGCGATCCAGAAGATCATCGACGACGCCAACGGCATCAAGGCGCGCCTGGCCGAGGCGAAGGGCGATGACGCGCTGGCCGCGCAGATCGAGAAGCTGACGACCGGGATGACTCGGACGGACGCGGCCGAGACGAAACGCGCCGTGCTCAAGTCACTCGGGCACCAGTGGGTCGAGTCGCCGTCGGGCGACTTCTTCATCAAGAAGCGGCACCAGGGGTCGCGCAATTGGGCCTCCCCGGTGTCGGAACTGGACCGCACACCTGACATGCGGCAGACGACCCTGACCGAAGATCCAGCCTCGGGCGGCGGCTTGATCGTGCCGCAGTACCGACCGGGGATCCTGCCGTTGACGTTCCGGCCGCTGAAGATCCGCGATCTCCTGGCGCCGGGCACGACGGACTCCCCGACCGTGATCTACATGCAGGAGACGACGTTCACCAACGCGGCCGCGGCGGTCGCAGAGGGCGCGGCGAAACCCGAGTCGGCGCTCGTGTTCACCCAGGTCGTCGAGAACGTCCACAAGATCGCGCATTTCATCCCGGTCACCGAGGAAATGCTCGAAGACGTCGCGCAGATCCAAAGCTACATCGACGCGCGCCTGACGCTCGGCCTGGCGCTGACCGAGGAGGATCAGCTCCTGAACGGGAACGGTACCGCGCCGAACCTGAAAGGGATCATGCAGCGGTCCGGTCTGACACCCGGCAACGCGCTGACGGCGCCCGACACGGCGGCCGATGCCATCTTCAAGACGATGATGGCGATCTTCAACGCGTCGTTCATCATGCCCGACGCGCACGTGATGAACCCGATCAACTGGCAAACCGTCGCGCTCCTGAAGGACACGATGGGCCGGTACCTCGCGGGTGGCCCGTTCATTCCTGCGCCGACGCCGACCCTGTGGGGTCTGCCGATCGCGGTGACGCCGGTGATTGCGGCCGGCAAGTGTCTGACCGGGGCCTTCGGGTCGCAGGCGCAAATCTACGACCGCGGTGGGATCCGGGTCGAAGCGTCCAACTCGCACCAGGACTTCTTCGTGAAGAACCTGGTCGCGATCCGCGCCGAGGAACGCCTCGCGCTGGCGGTCTATCGGCCGTCGGCGTTTGGCATCACGACCGGCCTGACGTAGACACCGCACCGACGGGACGGGGCAGGTATATATGCCACCCCGCCCGTCGGCGCTCGACGAGCACACAGCGAACCAACGACACCGGACCCCGGAGGAACCGTGGCCACCTACCAGAACCCGTATCCGACGACCGACTACACACCCGGCGAATCGAACGCGCGCGCCGTCGAGAACACGCCGGACATCGAGGCGCCGCCAGGTGAAGAACTTCCGCCCGGTGGTGGCGAAGAGATTCCGCCGCAACGGGGTCATCAGCCGTCGCGCGGTCGCCACGGTCATCACGGGTCCTCGCAGTCGGACCGCTGACCCGAAGGATCGGCGATGTACTTCAAACACGATCCGGGACCGTGCCCGGTCGACCAGGCGCCGCACACGACGTGTTGTGCGCCCGAGTCGGACGCCACGATTCTGGTCGTGCAGCTCCCCGGTCGTGACGGGTACGTCCCGCCCCCGTTGGTCGGCGCGATGAACACGCCCGCGCCGCCGGCCGGCGCCGTGATGCCGCCGTTATTGCGTGGGGAACAGATCCAGGCGACGTTGCCGCCAGGCCAGGTGACGACGGCCACGTATCGACGGAAGGGGCGCAAGGGCTGATGTTGAAACACGCGCGGACATCGTCGCGGGCACCGGACCCGGATCCGACGTTGATCCAACCGGCCGACTGGAACGCCGATCACGTGTTCGACGGCGGCGCCAACGGTCAGGCGCTCGTGCGCGATTCGGCCGCGCCACTGGGGGCGAGCTGGCGCCCGATCATCCTGCCAGACGGGTCGGTCGCCTTCGTCGCGAACCAGTCGATGAACGGCTACCGGCTGATCGCGCTCGCGGATCCCGCGAACCCCCAGGATGCCGCGACGAAGAAGTACGTCGACGCCGCCGCGGCGCTCACGATCCTGAAAGACGGGTCTGTACCGTTCACGGCCGATCAATCGATGGGCGGTCACAAGCTGATCGCTCTCGCCGACCCGGCGGCCGCACAAGATGCGGCGACGAAGAATTATGTCGATGGGACCGTCGCCGCGCACGACGGTGGCTTCCGTCGCGTGTTCTGGATGGGGCCGCGCCTGATCTATCCCGCTGGCACCAGCGGCGTGAACAACCTCTGGACGTGGAATCTCCCCGGCGGGTCGCTCGATGCCGACGGCCAGACGGTCGAGATTCTGATCACCGGCGGCTGGGGCAACGTCGGCAATCGTCAAGTCTCACTCGGGCTGTACCAGAACGGCTGGCCCGACTGGATCACGGCGAATTACGCGAGCTACGCCGGTAGCTCGAACGCCTACTTGTTCCGCACGACGATCATGCGGACCGCACCAACGGCCGCGGCGATCGCGGGGTTGACGTGGATTCCCGGCACCATCGGGTATCGGCAACCGGAAACGGCGCTCGACTGGACGCAGCCGTTCGTCCTGAACATTCAGATGCAGGTTGACGCGCCGAGCGACGGCGGGTTCACCGTCGAGACGATCCTGATCAGGCGGATGTGATGTGGCCCACCGGTAGTTATCGGGGCGGGTGGTACGGCGGGTCGTGGAATCGCGGCTACAGCCGCTACTACGACGACGGGCGCGGCAAGCTGCCGATCCCGCACGCGGTGTCGGTGTGCACCGTGCAACCGACCGTCGAACCGTTGACCCTCGACGAGGCGAAGCTCCGCGCCGGCATGACCTACGTGAGTCCAGACGAACGGGATCCGCTGATGCTTGGGTTCGTGAAGGCCGCCAGGTTCAAGGTCGAACAGGATGTCGGCGTCGCGCTCCTGACGCAAACGCGCGTCGTCACGCTCGACACGGTCGTGGGCGACGTGATCATCCTGCCGCCGTTGTCGACGCCCCTGCAGGAGCTGACCTCCATCGTCACCGTCGACCCCTACGGTGTCGAGACGACCCTCGACCCGGCCTCATACGTCGTCGACTTCGACTCGGGCCGGATCGCGCGGGTCACGGGTGCGAGCTGGCCGCGGAACCTCCGGTCGTTTCAGTCGTGGGTGATCACGTTGATCAGCGGATGGCCAACGCCGGCGGACCTGGCGGAACAAGCGCCGATCCTGCTCCAGGCGGTCGGTCTGTTGACCGGCCATTACGCGAACCTCGGCCGGGACCTGGCCGGGATCACGGTGATGACCGAAGTGCCGCAAGGCTACTGTGATCTGATCGCGCCGATGGTGGACATTACGGTGGCGTGACGTGTCGATCATCGGACCAGCCACCGTTCTCAGTCAGAAGCCGCACCGGATCGAAATCTGGAACCCGGACGGCACACCGGTGCCCGACGGCGACGGCGAGTACGACCAGGCGTACGCGTACGCGGCGTATGTGTATGGGTTGATCGAGGCGGCGACGACGCGGCGTCTCGAACGCTTCACCCGATCCGGCACCGTCGCGTCCGCCACCCACGTCATTACGTGTCCATACACGTTCGGCGTGACGACCAAGACGCGGCTGTTCTACGACGCGCGACCCGCCACGTTCGGCAACGCCTTCGGCAACGCGTTCAACCGCGGGCGCGCGGCGCGGCGCTTCGACGTCCTGGGCTACCGGAACATCAACGAGTTGTCCGTCGAACTCGAGCTGGCCGTGCAGGAGCTGGTCCAGTGACACGCGCGCGCACGGTGCAAGCGGCCGACAGTACCGAGATTGACGACGCCCTGGTCGCACGGCTGCTCTCGGACGCGACATTGAAGTCGCTGTTGCCGGATGGCGTGTGGTGGGACGTCGCCGGGAAAGATTCGGAACAGTTCGTCGTCGTGACGCTGGTCGACCATGTCGACGTGCCCGTGTTCGGCCGGCGCGGCGCCGAGTCGTTCCTCTACCTGGTCAAAGCCGTCGTGCTGAACCGGTCGGGCGGCGACATCAAAGCGGCCGCGAAACGGATCGATCAGCTCCTCGACGACCAACCGTTGACGGTGCCGCCGGAATACGGGTTCGCGGCGATGTATCGCGAGCGGCGGATCCGTCTGACCGAGGTTGACACCGAGAACGCGGCGATCCGCTGGCTGCATCGGGGCGGCCACTATCGGGTCCAGGTGGGTGTCGCGTAATGGCCAGGAACCGGATGGTCACGACCGGACTGGAAGACTTCATCGTGCGGTTGCACGAGCTGCCAGACACGTTGCGCGGCGAGGCCATGGCGATCATCGAGTCGAACGTCAATTGGGCGGTCGACTTGATCAAGGCCGAATACCCGGTGCTCGAAACACCGCCGTCGCCCTGGTCGACGTCGTCGCAACCGGGCGAGCTGGTCGCAGGCGTCTCGATGGAACCGTTAACGGGCACGGTCGGTACCGCCGGGTGGAAGTTGTTGAGCATCGGGAAGCAGGCTAACTGGATCGAGAACGGGACCCAGGTGCGGCAGACGAAGTCGGGTGCCAATCGTGGCGCGTTACCGCCGCGGCCGACGTTTTGGCCTGCCGCCGAACGGACCCAGGAACGGATCGCCATCGAGCTGCGCGACATGTGCACGCGGCATGGGTTGACGGTCATCGGGATCTGAGATCGACGTCGAGAGAACGCGTCGATTCCGCGCCACACGGCGCGCGCGCACGGGTCAACGGGTGATCCGATTCCCGCGGGGATGTTCTCGAAGGAGCCACCATGATTCTCGCAGGACGGTACGGCCAGGTGTGTTACGACCCGACCGGCGGCGCGCCGACGCCGACGTTGGTGCCGATCGCGTCGATCAACACCTGGAAACTCTCACAGAAGACCGACAAGATCAACGTCACGTGCTTCCAGGACAAGAACAAGAAGTACGTCATGGGCCTGAAGGACATTCAGGGCACCATGGCCGGGTTCTGGGATTCGTCGGAGCTGACGCTGTTCGAAGCGGTCGACGCCCCGACGCCCGGTCTCCTGCAGCTCATTCCCAACACGGAGGAAACCGTCGGCACCGCCCCTGGTGTCGTACCCGCGTGGGAAGGCCTGGCGTACATCGACGTCGACATCGACACCAACGTCAACGGCGCGCCCGCTGTGTCGAGCAGCTTCGTCGCCGCCGGTGATTGGGCGATGAACCTGTTGTCGACGGGGTCGCTCGCGCACAAAGCGGCCTAGACGCGCCGTGATCGAATCGCTGCGCCTACGAGGTGTGGCGGGTTCGCTGCTGTGGGGTTATCGCACCGTGGCCGACCTCGGCACGTGGGCGATCCTGCACGCCGCGTCGCCCCTTGACCGTCCCGCCCCAGGCGTCAAACGGAAACCATCGCCCCGAGGGTGGCGCTTGCAAGCTGCGTTGTTAAGCGCCACGCCCCCGCAGTTCGTGTTGCGCGCCGGCGACCTGATGTTCACGGCGCCGCGCTGGCACGGTCCACACACGGCCAATAGCGGCTTCTGGTGTTTCAAGATCGTGGAACCGCCCGTGATCACCAACGGGATCCTGGTCGCGACCCTCGGGGCTCCCGAACACTGAAAGGAGGACCGGTCGTATGGTCATGGTTGTCCGTCCGGAAATCGAGGTGCTGACGCTGCCAAGCGGCGAGACGTTGATCGTCAAGAAGCGGCTGAACGCCGGCGAGCGCAACGATCTGCGGTACGCCGTCCGCGACGACAAGGGACGGGTCGACCAGTTGAAGATTCCGATCGCGATGATCCTGGCGTACATCGTCGACTGGACGTTGAAAGACAAGCTCTCCGGGGAACCGTTGGTGATCAAGGGCCAGTCGCCCGAAGGAATCACGCGTGTGTTGCGGTCGTTCGAGGACGACGACGTCCGCGAGATTTACCAGGCCATCGACGCGCACGAAGATCGCATGATCGCCGCGCGAGCGGAGGAAAAAAAACTCCAGGGTGGGAAGCCACCATCCGCACCCGGCTCGCCATCTGCGGTCGATTCGGCCTTCGCTACGACGACGTCGTCGAGCTAGACGAGGACGTGTATGTGATCGCCGTGAAGATGTTGAACGAGGAAACCGGGCCGCCCCAGGCGCCGGCGCCCGCGTTCACGTTCCAGGACGAATGACCCATGCCGGTAACCAAGTTCGAAGCCGACTTCAACAGCTTCTACGCGGCGGTCGACACGGCGACGTCGAAGATGGCCAGCTTCACGTCGAAAACCGACACGGTCACCGGGCAATTGAACCGGATGGTCGACGCGTTCTCCGGTCGGCAATTGATCCAGCAGGCCACGTTGTCGGCGGAAGCGGTCGAACGTCTCGGCGGCGTGTCGAAGCTGACGCAACAGGAAATCGCGCGGCTCGGGTCCACGGCACAGGAAGCAGTCGCGAAGATGCGGGCGATGGGCGTCGACGTGCCTGCCGGCATCGAGAAGTACGTCGAGGAGCTGGAGGCGGCCAAAGTCGAAACGGCCGAAATGGGCGGGATCGTCGAGGAGGTCGGCGGCAAGTTGGCGGCCATGTTCGCCATCGAACGAATCGCCGACTGGATCATCCACGTCGGCCAGGGCGCGGAGGAATTGGAGAAACTGTCGCGCCAAACGCACACGAGTATCGACGACATTCAGACGTTGGCCCTGGCCACGAAGGAATACGGCGTCGAGAGCGAGGAACTGGCGAAGGCGCTCTACCACGTGTCGAAGGGTCTCGACGGTGGCGATGACTCCGTCGTCCGCGGGTTGCACGAAGCGGGCCTCTCGCTCGACGACGTCAGGGGCAAGAACGGGAAGGAACTATTCCTCACCATCGAGGACGCGCTCTCGCACCTGCAGGGCACGATGCGCGACACGGCCGCGGCTGACATCTTCGGCGCGCGGATGGGATCCGCGATGGCCCAATTTGCGGACAAAGCGCGCGAAGCGACCGACAACGCGGACAAGTTCGGTCACAAGCTGACCGAACAGGATGCCGCGGCGCTGTCGCAATACAACCGTGACATCACGGAGTTGGGCCACAACCTGAGCGTCGCCGCACAGACGATGGCCGGCAGTTTTATCGAGGGGATCAAGGAGACGTACGCGGCGATTCAACACGGGGTCGGCTGGACGAAGCTCGGCGTCGCGGCGCTGAAGGATTACGTCGAACAGATGGTCATGGGTCACGGGCCAGGAATGCGGCTCGCCATGATCCTCACCGACCAGGCCGACGCCGCAGGCAAGGTCGCCGGCGCAGAGAAGGATGCTGCGGCCGCCAGTGCCGCGACCGCGAGCGCCAACGACGCCGAGGCCGCGGCTGCGCAATTTCTCGCCAAGACGCGCCTGGACGCGGAAAAGGAACTCGAACCCTGGCAAACGCGCGACCTCGATGCGCTCCGCGACATGGGGCAGTTGAATGAAAAGAACGCGGCGGCGATCGGCGTCAGCTCCGACCAGTTCAAGCAATACACCGAGAACGTCAAACGCGCCGAAGAAGCGACCAAGGCGTTGACCGCGGCGACACTGGCCGACCAGACGGCCGTCGACAAGCTGAAGACGACCGTCGAGGATCTTCGGGTCAAACAGACCGGCACCCCGGATGACCAGGCGCGTGCGGATCTGAAAAAAAAGGAACAAGACGAAATCGACTCGATCAACCGACGCCGTGACGCGGCGAAGGCGGCCCTGATCGCCAACCACGCGGACACGAAAGAAGCGATGGACGCGCTCGATAACGAAGCGCGGGACGCCACGACGAAGGTCAGCGGGTACTACGCGCAGATGGCCGACGGGATCGGCACTGACTTTCACGAGCTGACGACCCACTCCCAGGCGTACTTGAACCAACAGGCGCAAGACGCCCTCGACACGTGGAACGCGGCGATCGCGCGCGGCGACATCGGACGCGCCGAGCTGGACAAGCTCCGCGAGAAGTACCAGCAAGCCGCCTTCGCCGCGACCGCCGCGGGTCAGGCCGGCGCCGACGCCCACGGGAAGGCCACGGCCGCCGTGAACAAGACGTTCGATGCCGTCGCCGCGCTAAACAAGGAGCTGGACGACGAAAAGAAACTGCACGAGGAAATCCAGCGGACGATTCAGTTCACGTACGACCTGTCGACGGCCGCGGGCATGGCGCAGTTCAAAGCGATGAACCCGACCGCCCAGGTGTTCGCTGACACCAACTATTTCAAGACGCACAACATTGCCGACGCGGTGGCCGCGGGTCTGATCACCGGCGGCGGGTTCTCGCAATTCCAGGCGCTCCACGGAGGCGCGACCGGGTTCACGCCCGAACCGGCACCCGCACCCCCGCCCGCGGCGCCGTCGACCGCGCCGAGCTCGACAGCCGCACCCGGACCTCGAGCTGCAGGAGCGGCCCCGGTCAACGTCAACGTGAACGTCTCGGGCGTCTTCGATCCGAGTTCATCGGCCGCGCTGAAAAAGACGGTCAGCGACGGACTGGCGAAGGGCCTGACGACCGCGCGCGTCCTCAGTGGAGCGTGGGGCTAACGTGCCGCTACTCCCTGGCGGCAACTTCGTGCTCTACGGGTTCCACTTGATGGACCCGAGCACGTTGACCGACGGGGCGATCCTGTCGCCGCCGGACGCCTCAAGGTGGTACTACCAAAATCTGACGTACCCGGCGACGCAGACGCCGTGTCACATCGTGTGGAGCGGCCCGACCTTCCTCGACACGGACAATCACGGGAAGAATCTCAACGCCGGATCGCCGCCGAACGGATTTCACGTCAACATCGGCCCGAGCTACGGCCCGGTCGCGTATCCCGGCATCGACTGGTTGTCGTACCTCACGAGCGGCAACTATTTCAGTCTCGCCGGGAGCGGGAACGTCGACCTCGATCCGCCGTACGGCGCATCCGGCTACAGCAATCCCGCGTCGGTCGGCGTCACCGATCCAGGCGGGACGTTCGTGTATCTGCAACTGCTCGATCCGTGCATCGTTCACTTTGCCGATCTGCACGCGCCCCTGATGCAGATTGGGTATTACCCGAAGGCCGCGCCGCCGTCCGGGTATCCGAATCTCGGCGGCAGCTTCCCCGCCAAAAATCCTGGTGGCCCGTACATCTATGGCGGGTACTCCCTGCTGTACTGGTGGTGGAAGATCCCGGACGTCACGGCGTGCGGCGAGAAGAACACGACGTCGCCGTCCGACAGCACGAGTCACCTGGTGCTGTCCGCCGACTCACCAGGTCCCGGCTACGAAAAACTCAACCCGAATGACTCGAACGCGGCGCCGACCCCGGTGATCGACAACGTCGAACCGAATCACGGCCAAGGCGGCACGAACGTGATCTTGCGCGGTAGCGGATTCGGTGACGGCGCCACGGTGAAGTTCGCGGGCGTGGCGGCGACCGGCGTGACCGTTGTGTCGCAGTACCAGATCCAGTGCACGGCGCCGACGCACGCGGACGGAACCGTGTCGGTCGTCGTCAGCAACGTCGACGGCGTGTCGAGCGCACCATGAGCCATTCGTTCACGTACGAATCGCTCGTCGTCGAGATCCTGAGCGTCAACCCGAACACCGGGCCGACGAGCGGCGGGACGACGATCCAGATCGTCGGTCGAGGGTTCATCCCACCTGGCGCCGGCGGGGCATTTCCCACCGTGCAGATCGACGGCACGGCCGTCACGGTCACGGCGGCGACCGACCAGTTGATCACCGTCACCACGTTGGCGCACGCGGCCGGCGCGGTCGACGTCACCGTCACGGCGAGCGGCCTAGCGGCAGTCACCCTGGTCGACGGGTTCACGTATCGCGACCCGTCGAGCGCCCCACCGATTGACCTGGTGTTCCGATCGCCCTCGGGCGGCGCGAACCGCCTGGCGCGTACCGAGAACGCACCCGCGAAGATCAGTCAGACCCTCGGACAACCGGCAAATTGCACCTTCACGACGCCGCAGGAACCGCACGGTCTTGACGGGGTCGCGTGGGCCTGTTTCGGCCAGACGTTGTTCGACGGCTTGATCACGAAGTCGACCGCGCGCAGCGACGGCGCACAGAAGGTCCCGGTGTGGGACTGCGACTGTCACGACAACACGTGGGTGCTGTCGAAGCGGTACCCGACCGGCGACTGGAAATCGGTGTCGGCGTCGACGGTCCTGACCACGTTGATGGCGCAGTTCGGCGGCGGGTTCCAATCGCAGATCGAATCCGGGTTGCCGCTTGTGACCGTCAACTTCGACGGCGGCACCGATCTGTGGGCCGCGGTGATCCAGGTGTGCGAGCTGGCCGGCGCGCACGCGTTTGTCGCCGGGATCACGCTCCACGTCTTCACGCTCGATTCCGGGTTCGATCCGCCCGCGGCCGTGACGGACGACAACCCGGATCTGCAATGGCCCGAACAAGGCCAGGCGGTCACGCTCGAACTCGATTACTCGCAGCTCGTGAACAGCGTCACCGTCAACGGCGCCGCCGGTGTGTTCGCCATCGTCGAAGACGGCGGCTCGATTCGCGAGTACGGGCGCCTACCCTTCCCGATCAACGACAACAACCTCACGACCCAGGACGAGTGCGTGCGCCGCGGACAACAGTTCCTCAAGCAACACGCCCAACCGGTGCCGACGGCGAAATACGCGACGCGTGACTTGAAGACGATGGCCGGCAAGACCGTGTTGATCGCGGTCAGCGTCCCGGCAATCGACGCGCAATTCATCATCTCGAACTGTTCGATTGACCAAGTGGAAAATCTGGCGTCAGGCGGCAAGCCGCGGTTCATGGTCACGGCCGTGCCCGCGTGGGCGCCGGCGATGATCCGATCCGATCCGACCGAACGGGTCTTGCAGACCGCCGTCGACCTGGCCAACAACGCGAACAAGCAACCGAAGCTCGATGGCGACGTCGTCTCGGCGCCAGGCGGCCGCACGACGATCCCACCGGGCACCGTCGCCGCCTCGCAGCTCGCCGGGTGTATCGACTCGACGAAGATGAGCGACACGCCGGTCGTGCCAGGTCCCTACCCGGCCGACGGCTGGCCGCCACCGACGACAGCAGACGCGCACCGGCCCAAGATCGTTACCGGCCATTTCAATCACCTGATCGGCGTCACCGTCGACAACGCGGGACGGGTAACCGCCGCAGCGGAAGATCCAGTCGCGGTCGTCAAGGTGGACGGCTCGCAACCGTTCACGGCGGATCAACCGGTAGGCGGCCACAAGTTCACCGGCGCCGCCGATCCGACGAATCCGCAGGACGTCGCCACGAAGGCCTATGTCGACGCACATGCCGGTGCCGCCGCCGGCGGCGACATCCGATCGGATGGGACGGTGGCCTTCGCCGCCGATCAGTCGATGGGGGCGCATCGCCTCACGAACGTCACCGACCCGACCGGCGCCCAGGATGCGGCGACCAAGGCGTACGTTGACGGGCACGTTGCCGGCGTGACGCCGAGCGGCCCCGCGATCGCCACGGAGGTCACGCGCAGCACAGCGCAGAACTTCGCCAGCGGCACGCCGGCTGCCATCAGTTTCGATGCCGCGACCTACGACACCTCGGGCATGTGGAGCGCGACCGCGCCGACGCGCCTGACCGCGACCGTTGCGACTCGTTACTACGTCCACGGTGAGATCACGTTGGGCGTCGGCCTCGCTGGCGTCGTCCATCTGCGCGTCCGAAAGAACGGCGCGACGATCCTGCACGCGCAGACGGCCGTCGCCGCGGAGGTCGCGAGCGGCACGGAGCGCCACACCGTTGATGGCACCGCCGACCTGATCGCCGGCGATTACCTCGAGATCGTCGCGGAACTCGATCTGCTCGCAGGCGCGAGCTTCAATGTGACCGGCGCGCTCGCCGAGGTGGTCGCCCAGGCGCAAGCCGGACCGCCAGGCCCGACCGGCCCGGCGGGCCCTGCGCCGGTCGCGGGCGGCGCGTCGAGCTACGCCTCAACCTCGCAGAGTATTTCGAACCTGGTCGAGACAGCGATCACTCTGAACGTGAATACCTTCGACCGGGGCGGCTATTGGTTTTCGGGCACGCCGACGCGCCTCACCGTCCCACCAGGGAAAGCGGGCGTGTACGCGATCGAGGGGCAGGCGAAGTGGAGTCTCGGGTCAGGCACCGGCGGCTTCTATACCCGCCTCTACAAGAACGGCGTCACCCTCCTCGCAGAGGCTTTTGATGCGGATACGGTGCCCGATCCCGCGAATCAAGTCAGTGCCCTCGTCCAACTCGCCGACGGCGACTATGTCGAGTTGAAGGTGTACCAGAACACCGGCGGCGCTCAGGCGACCGTCGCAGGAAGCGGGGCGACCTATCTCACGCTGGCGATCACCGGCGGCGGCGGCAGCGGTGGCGGCGGGTCGGTCACCGTGCCCGGGCACCTCACGATCTCGGGTCCGGCCGCAATCGTCTCGCCAGTCAACCTCACGACGCTCGGGATAGTCGATTGGTTCACGCCGGTCAATAACGCCACGCCGCTCCATCTCCAAACGACCCCGCACAAAAAAATGTTCGGGTACGGCTTCCTCGAACATTGGTGGGTGTACGGCCCGTCAGGCTTTTCGTCGTTTACGGCGACCACGACCACGAGCGTGAGCAGCACCGCCTCGGACGACGCCACGAACAACCCGCTGACGAACTACAACTCATTTGCGCTGATCTACAACTCGGGCGCAGGCCTGGTCGGTTACGGCTGGGCGATCCGTGTCCGCGCCCGCCAGGGATCGCGCACGCTCAAGCTCGGTATTCACGGTTTCTCCGGCGCGTTCACGATCACGGCACATCTCTCGGACGCGTCGGCGCCGGACGTCTCGACGGTCTTCACCGTCGCGCCGAGCGCGAGCGACGAGAAGGAGTTCACCATTGCCTATAACGCCGCGTCGGATAACGAAGTGCTGACGGTCACCTGTCTGCTCACGTCGAACAGCGGCGGCGGCGGTCCGAACGTCGGCATGTTGTACGGCTACATCTTCTGAGGATATCGATGTCAGTGCTCTATAGCGACGTCGCGCTCCCCGCCGACTTGGCCGCGGGTGGACATAAGGTGACGGGCCTCGCCGATCCCGGCGCGGCCCAGGATGCGGCGACGAAGTCCTACGTCGATAGTCACGCGGGTTCCGGGGGCGGCGCGAGCGGGGCAAAGGTATTGCTGTGGACCGGAACGGCTGCGGCCGCGGGCACGCTCGACGCGATTACGCGCAACGCCGGATCGTTCAGTGGGGCGCTCTTTCAGGCCGATTACGACGTGTACGAGATCGAGTTGATCGGCCTGACCGTCTCGACCAATGACCAAGGCGTGAACTGTCTCGTGAGCACGAACGGCGGTGCGAGCTGGGATGCCTCGGCGGTCTACTGCCGCGGCTATCAGTACGGCGCATCGAATAACAGCACCGGCGGCGGCGGCTTCGTAAATCAGACCTCGTGGGCGATCACCGGGAACCAGTCGGTTGTCGCAGGGGCGTCAGCATCCGGCACGCTCAAGCTGTTCGCCCCACTGAGCACGACGGTCTTTAAGCAGGTGACGGCCACGCTCGCGTGGGGGCATACCGGCGTCGATTGGATTTCGATCCACGAGACGTTCATCTGGAAGAACGTCGCAGCGATAAACGCGCTCCGCTTCGCAGCCGCCAGCGGCACGTTTTCGGGCGTCATCCGCGTGTACGGGATTGCGAAATCGTAGAGCGTGGAGCTGCCGCAGTCCCGCGGCGACATGGATCGGTACAGCGCCAACGTCGCGGCGCGGTCCGCGAACTGGCCGCGCCGGACGAACTCCTCGATGTCGTCAATGTTCATAGGTTGAAACGATCGCACAACAGGCACCGTATGCCGTCCAACCAGTCGGCACACCTGTGGGCCGCGCCGTGATGTTGGACGCGATCGCGCGCGGCCGCCACAATCGCCGCGCGTTGTTCGTCGCTCGGTGCGTCCCGCAACACCGCAGCGTTGTGGCGACGCTTGATGACCGATTCATAGTCGGGACACCTCTCCATTCTTCGCAGGCGATCGGTGACGGCATCTGCAAGATCGAGACTGCATGGTAACGACGCGTTCGCACGATTTGGCATGTTCCGAGGACCTCCCGTTCGCACGACGGCAGCGACCATCCTCCATCACGGTCCGCGCTGGCTGTGTTCAGTTCGTCATCTTCGTCACGTCACGATTCGGTTGACACGACAACTGGCAACACGACGTGGGTGATGTGTCCAACGGGACGCTATGAGACCCACCGGCGCAACGTCGGAAACACCACGAGCTGCGCCTTGATCATCCTCGTTCGCAGGGCGTCGACGCGCAGGTGACGAAACGCGCTGTGGGTGCGATTGCGGTCACACCGTGCACGGAGTTCACGCGCCATTTCTGGCGACTGAAAAGGGCGCGCCAGCGCCGGTTGACGGCTGGCCCCCCTCTCGTGATCGACGTCCCATGTACGTGGTCGCGCGTTTGTCGGTCCGCTGGCTGAGATGCGCGACCAGAAGTTTTTTGATTTCGATCTTCAGCTCGGCATGCGCCAGCTCGAACATCCGCGCGACATCGAGCGTTTCGTCGGTGAACTCGTCGGCGGCCGTCGCGGGCGGCGCATCGTCGGCGAACAGCGCGTCGACGGTCATATCGCACGCTTCGGCGATCCGTCGAATGTTGTCGGGCCGCGTCACCCGGATCCCGCCTTCGAACGCCTGGAGACAGCCGACCGACACGCCCGCCTTGCGGGCGAGTTCCACTTGGGTCATCGGTTGTTTGCGGCGCCCATGCAGGACGGAGTGCAGGATGCGAAAGGCGGTCACGCGCTTACCTGCGCGGAGCAATACAGATGGGTCGGCGAGTTGGTTAATTGGCGTATGCGCCTCACTTTCCAACAAATGCCGGGATCGGCGGGGCGAGTGTAAATCGACTATTGACATTGCGCAAGTGTGGGCGTAGCTTCACTAATAATCAACTATTGGTGAACTATGAGCCTGAAATTAGCACGTAAGATTGCTAGGCTCACACAACAAGACCTCGCCAAGAAAGCCGGCATCGACAACACCACCATCTGCCGCGTCGAACGGTCGAATCGCGATCTGCGTGAAGTTGACTATCAGACCGTTGTCCGAATCGCCGCGGCGCTCAACCTGGATCCCGAGGAACTGTTCGCGATCGCCGCGCTGCCGGATCCGCCGTCGACGCGATCCCGCCTGAGCAGCGTGTCGCCACGTTTCGGCAAACGTCGCGCCACGCGCGCACCCGCACCACCAACGGAATCCGCGGTTCGCGCGCACGACCGCGCGTAGGCAACCCCGACAGGTCGTGGCAAATGTTGCACGCCGTTCACACGGTTCCGACACGCACGTTCGTGATTGTCGCGACGCATTGGGTCGTTCCACCGATCCGGTTTCGTGAATCGCCGTACGTCGAGATCATTGCCGGACAGAGTCACGACCGCGACAGCGCGCGCCTCACCCTGATCACCCGCGACCCGGTGTTGATCGATCGCGCGTTGGCGCTCGAAGGATCGGACCACCGGGTCGAGCTGAACTGGAAATCCGTCGTGCTGACGCGACGCCGCTTGGTCTTGGAGGCGATCGCGTGACGACACCGCCCGGCTTCCGACACGGGTTGCGCGTCCGTCTCGGATCCGCGACGGGGCCGCAGGGAAAACTGCTCCACTGCCAGTCGAACGCGACCGGCGCGTACTACTGGCGCGTCCGTCTCCTCGATGGCTCGTGGGCATGGCCCGATGCGCACGGCGGGATCGTCGTCGACGGTCCCGGGACGCACGTCAACCCGCGCTGCGCCAACTGCGAGCTGCCCTTCGTCACGCACGCCGGATCCGGCGAGCTGCTGTGTGCACCCTGCGATCGCGAGCAATTCGGCACCGAACACGAACGCCTATCAGAGCCGCCGCCGGCACGACGGTGGAACAGCCGTCGCCGTTGGATCGGCAGAAGGGGCACCCGATGAACGACGAACCGACTGACGAGACGACGACCGCGGCGGCCACGGCGCTCGAACTGCGCCGCCCGGATGTACCCGTCGACCTCAACGAGCTGGCCGCGCAGAAGGGCGAGGCCCTGGAAATTATCGAGGCCCGCGCCCAGGTCCTCGCAACCTTGCGGAAGGCCGCGATCAGCGCGACGTCGCCGGAAGACTGGTTGCTGTTCAAGGCGCCGGCGGAACACGGCGGCCAGGTCGTGGCGTACCTGCAGGATTGCGGCGCCGATCGCGTCCGCGATCTCTATGGGATCGAAATCTACAACGTCTCGCGGCCCGAGCGCGTGATGACGAACGACCCGGGTGTCTTTCACTACCTGATCCGCGGATCCGGTCGCTGCAAGTTGACGCGCCAGGTCGTCGTCGACATCGAGGGCGGCCGCAGCTCGACGGATGACTTCTGCAAGGGCAAGACGGGTGTCGACCTGGAACTGGTGGTCAGGAAAGCCGCGCGTGCGAATCTCGACGGCTCGATCACCCGCGAACTCGCGGGGTTGAAATCCGTGCCGGTCGCCGAGCTCGCGGATGTCTGGGCGAACACGCGGAAAAAGATCGAGCAGTGTCGCCGCGGCCGCGGCTTCGGGACCCGCGATGAACGCCTCGGCGCCGTCGATCGGCCGGACGCCGATCTGAAACCGCCGACGTGCGCGCTGTGCGGCAAGGCGATGGAGCTGCGAAAAGGCAGCCGCGGCTATTTCTACTCCTGCCCCGACTACAAAGCGCACGGAAAAGAGTCCCGCACCGTCGACCTGGAAGACTGGCGCAAACACGTGCAAGCCGGCACCGCGCCGGCGCCGTCGCCCAAACCTGCGAAAGCTGCGGACAGAGTCACGCCGCCATCGGCCGACGAGGTATTCGGCAACAACAAGACGCGCGATCGCGAACCTGGCGAGGAGGGCTGACGTGCGGTTCACCGTCACGATCCGCGAAGAAGTCGACGCGCCGACTCCGCACGCCGCCGCGGTGCTGATCGATCAACTCCTACACACGACGCGTCCCCTGGTCGTCTCGGTCGCGCAACCGGGCGGCCCAACGATCTTCGTCAAGGTCGAGCGCGGCGAAGCGCACCGGATCGCGTGACGTCATGCCGAACTGTGGAGAGTGCCTGTGGCGCCACGTCGAAGTCGTCGAACTTGGACCGGACGGGACGTGCCCGCGGTGCGGCGCCGATTACGGGAAGACGCACGGCAGCTCCGGGCCACGGTCGACCTCTGCCACCGGATCGCCACGAGCGCGGAGATCCCGTTCCGCCTCTGCCCGCGCTGCGGGTGGCCGGCGCCGCGATCGAAGCGGTGATCGATGACGATGCCGATGACGTTCGAACCGTGTCTGTTCTGCGGGGGCGACCGCCTGGCCCCCGATCATCGGCAACACTGCGATGGTCGACAGGGTACGGTCGAAGCCAAGATTGAATCGCCGACCACACCGACGTCACGGTCGGTCGACCGCTATCGTCGGATCCTCGCCGTCTATCAGGCCACGTCGGCCGAAGCGTGGGTCAGCATCCAGCAGTCCCTCCCGCAGATCGACGGCAGGATCGTCGGCGCGATCCTCGCGCGCGGCGGCGCGACCAGCGCCGAGATCGAGGACGCGACTGGCCTCAAACATCAAACCGTCTCCGCGCAGATCCGCCACATGGCGGAGGCGGGCATCCTCCACGACACCGGTGAACGTCGGCTGACCCACTCACAACGCCGCGCCATCGTGTGGCACCTCGTGGCGTGTCTCCGGCCATGACCACGACGACGACCGCCACCTCCGCGACGGCGATCGCGGCCGCGATTGACCGCGCCTGGCGGAAGGACCTGGAGACCAGGCGGCACGCGCCGACCCCGCACGACTCCGTGTACGCCTCGGCGTTCCGCATCTGCACGCGGCGGATGGTCTACGAGCTGACCGTCCCGGATCAGCAACCCCGCCTCGATGTCGACGTCCTGGCCCGATTCCGTCGCGGCGACGACCGTGAACGAGATCTCCTCGCCGACCTGACCGCCATCGGCCGTAACGCGCGGCCGTCGTTCAAGGTCATCGGGCAACAGGAACGGTTCGTCCTCCGCGACCGCAAGGGGCGCCCGGCGATCACCGGCAAGGTCGACGCGCGCCTGGAAGTCAGCGGGATCCGTCCACCGGTCGAAGTGAAGGCGTGGGCGCCATTCGTCGTCGACCGACTGGACCGGTTCTCGGACGTCCTGGCGAACCCGTGGACCGCGAGCGGCGGTCACCAGCTCCTGGCGTACTTGTTCGGCGCCGGCGAGCCGTTCGGGTTCCTGTTGCTCGACCGCAGCGGAATCCCGAAGTTGTTGCCCGTCGAACTGGAACCACACCTCGATCGCATCGAGACGTTCCTGACACGCGCGGAGCTGGCGCTTGACCACGTCGCGGCCGGGACCCTACCCGACTTCCTGGAAGACGAACCCGACGAGTGCACGGGCCGGTGTCCGTTCTACGGCGCGACCTGTAACCCGCCACTCGGGGCGCCAGGCGCGATCCAGATCCTCAACGATCCCGAGCTGGAAGCGGCGCTCGAACGGCGCGAGAAGTTGCGGAAGCCAGGCAAGGCCTTCGCCGAACTCGACGATGAAATCAAGTCACGGTTGCGCGGCGTCACGCGCGCCGTGATCGGCCGGTTCGAGATTCGCGGGTTCTGGGGCAAACACTCGCGGCTCGAGCTGCCCGCCGATCTGAAAGCCAAGTACACGACGACCGATCCGAAGGGTCGGTTCACGGTGCAGATCACGAAACGGTGACCCGTGATCTACCTCGATGACAACCTGTTGCAGCACCCGAAGATCCTTCGGGCCGCGGCGAAGCTCGGTGGACAGAACGGGGGCGCGTGCGCGGTCGCGATGTACCTGGAAGGCCTCGCCTACACCCGCCACCACCTGACCGACGGGTTCGTACCGACGTTGGCGATCAAGACGTCGTCGCTCGTCCGGGAGCCGTTACACGTGGCGACGGCCCTGGTCGCCGTCAAGTTGTGGCATCGGGTCCCGAACGGGTTCCGCATTCACGACTATCACGACTGGAACAAGTCGGCCGCCGAAGTGAAGCGCGAGCGGCGCAAATGGCGGGCGAAGAAACAGCGACAGCGATCCTCCAGTAACGGCCGATTTTCCGAGACGTCTCGCGGAGTGTCCCCCGGAGACCCGTACCGAGACTCGCGCGCGCGTACGCGATCCCACAACCACAACCACAACCACAACCACGACCACAACCCCCGTACGAGTACCAACCAGCCTCGATCGCAAGATCCGGGAGATCTGTACCGCCAGTGTACTAACCGCCGCTCACGCGGCGGGATGCTCGCGCTGGTCAATCGGAAGAAGACACCGCCGACACACCGGGTGCTGTGCGCGATGCTCGCCGCCGAGCTCGCAGACGATCCCTCGATCGCCAACGCGCTGGAAGGCGTCAAGGTGCGCTTGGTCCGCCAGGGCTACGCCTATCCCGCGAATGACCACCTCGATCGCGCCGTCCAGTCGCTCGAACGCGTGCGCCGCAAGGTGTCGGCATGAGCACGGTCACGTTCGAGGTGAAGGGCATCGCCCAGGTGAAAGGCAACGCCCGCGCGTTCGTCCCGAAGAAGTGGGCCGACGCCGCCCACGCCGCCGGTCGTGCGCCGCGCGCCATCGTGACCCTCGATCACACGAAGGCGAAGGGCTGGGAGCAGCTCGTCGCCGAACAAGCGCAGACGGTACGTGACTTCTTCGCGGGACCGGTGGCGCTCGCCGTCACGTTCTACCTGCCGCGGCCGAAGACGCTGCCGCGTTACGTCAGTCACCACGTGCGGTTACCGGATCTCGACAAGCTGCTGCGCTGCATCGGTGACGCGCTGACCGGTGTGTTGTTCGACGACGACAAGCAGATCGTCGACGTCCACGCGCGGAAGGTCTACGCGGGCGCCGATGCGGCCCCACACGCGACGATCACGGTCCGCGACGCGGCCCCACCCGAGCACGTTCACCCGCTGTTGTTCGACATCGATTGTGAGGAGGCATATGGCACGACGATCAAAACCCCGCGAGAAGAAGGCCCGCGTCAGGACGACGCGCAGCAAGCCGAAAGCGCAGTCGTTACCCGGGATGGAAGACCACGCGATCAAACCGCTGGAAGACGTCGCGGCGCGGTACGCCGAAATCCGCGATCAACGCATGGAGCTGACCGAGGAAGAACACACGCTGAAGGTCCACGCCCTGAAGTTGATGAAGAAGTACGAGAAGACGATTTACCGCCACAACGGCGTCGAGATCACCGTCGTGCCCGGTGAAGACGACGTCAAGGTGCGCGTGAAGAAGGCCGGCGACGACGAGGACGCCGACCAGGATGACGGACTGACGGCCGGCGCGGAGATTCGCCAGACGGAGGAACGGCGCCAGGCGGTCGACGTCGACTGAGGAGAACCATGGCGACAGGGATTACGCAATCCACACACGGCCCGAAGCCGAACGCGATGACGCTCGGCCGGTGCGTGATGCAGCTTCACGACGGCCGCACGTTCGACTTGACCGGCATGACCGTCGACGAGGTCACGACGCTCATGAACGAGCTGCAGATCACCCCGGCCCAGGTCGCGAGCGTGATGCACTTCTGCGATCTCGGCGCGACACGACGGGTGCACTGACGTGGGATTCCTGGCGGTGTGCTCGGCGTGCGTCGTGTGTCGGGTGACGTTCTTCTACAACCCGGAACGGGTCCCAAGTCTGCGCGTCGACGCACACGGACGACCGTCGCCCACCGGCACGCGTGAACCCGTGTGTAAGACGTGCATGGACGCCGCAAACGCGCGGCGCGCGTGGTTGGGATTGCCAGCGTTTCCGATTCTCGACGGCGCGTACGAGCCCGAGGAGGTCTAGCCCGTGCCTGACCGGCCACGAACACCAGGGGATGACGCCGACGTCGATATCGAGCGCGCCCTACTCGACGCCATCCAGATCGCGCAGGAGTACTTGGAACAATTCTGCGCCGCGAAGCTCGTCGGCGTCGTGATCCGCGAGCTGCAGATCGACGCCGTCCTCACGCACATCGCGACGGAGGAGTGATGGCCATCGACGAACACACCCGGTTTCCATTGTCCTGGCCGACCAATTGGAAACGCACGCCCGCGCGTGCGCGTCAACGCGCTGCCTTCATGCAGAGCGTCAATCGGACGGAGCAACGCCAGACGACCGACGGCCGGTTGACCAACGTCACGATCAAACGCGCGCAGCAGGTGTCGATCCCGGCCGCGACCGAACGCCTTGAACGGCAGCTCGCGTTACTCGGCGCGACGCAGCCGGTGTTGTCGACCAACATGCCGCTCCGCCTGGACGGTCGACCGCGCGCGGAGAAGGACCCGGACGATCCGGGCGCGGCGGTCTACTTCCGCTTGAACGGCCAGCCGCGGTGTCTCGCCTGCGATCGCTGGGCGCGCCTGGCGGACAACATCGCCGCGTTAGCGCAACACGTCGACGCCGTCCGCCGGATCGACCGCTATGGCGTCGGCACGCTCGACCAGGCCTTCGCGGGATACGCGGCACTACCGGACAACACCGCCCGCGACTGGCGCACGGTATTTGGCTTCGGCGACGACACGTTGCCGACCTGGCCAGACGTCGAAGAACGATTCAAAGCAGCCGCGCGCGCGGCGCACCCCGACGCGGGTGGCACACACGAACAGATGGCGCGCTTGACGGAGGCGAAGGCCTTCGCGCGTCGAGAACTCGTCGGCTGAACCCACCACACGAAAGGACAGGCCCATGTTGCTCACGCTGCTCAGCATTTTGATCGTCGTCGGCGTGATTTATCTCGTGATCACCATCCTCGAGACGCACTTCCCGACGCTCTGGCGCATCTGGCGCGCCGCGATCCTCGCCACCATCGTCCTCGCCGTCGTGCGGGTCCTCGGCGCATGGCTGTGCGGATTCGTCTGCCGACCCTAATCGCGGAGGTGTCCCATGTACCGCAGCCTCAGTCTGATCGCCGCACTCTGGCTCGCCGTCTCGGCGTGTTCACGGTCGAACGCGACGGCCCCGAGTCCGCTCTCGCCGACCACGCCGACGCCGACAGCGCCGGCGCCGAACACGGATCGGATCGAGTACGTCGTGCAGGGCGCGAACCTGCTCGGCCCCGCCACGATCCGCTTCGATGACCCCCTCAACGGCCTGACGCTGACGACCAGCGACCTGCCGTACGTCGCGACGGCGACCAACACGGATCCCTCGGCGTTTCTGTATGTCGAGGCGAGTGGATTCGGCCAGTTCCTGCAGAGCACGCTGCAGGTCCAGATCTTCGTCAACGGGCGGATCTTCCGTGAAGGGTCGTCGACCGGCTTCACGATGTTCGCATCCGCGAGCGGCACCTATCAGCGGTGATCGCCGTGCCGTTCATTCGTCTACGCCTCGTGACCAAGAAGGCGGGTCAATGTTCAGCGGCGTCGTGTCTGGCGCCGCTGGACTGGTATCGCACGGAGCACGACAAGGCGATGCCGATGAACCGCGGCGCCGAGGCCGGCCGCGTCGAATTTTTCGGGGACGATCCGATCGGCACATTCAACAGCGCGGACTCGCATTGGGCGACGTGTCCGGCACGGCAACAGTTTTCGCACCGGCTCCGCCGATGAGGTTTTGCGGTCGGCCGGGATGCGGCGTGCGAGTCGACAAGGGCTACTGCCCCGCGCATCAACCGCGACGGATCGAACAGGCGTGGCGTCAGTGGTATCACACGACCGCGTGGCGTCAGCTCCGCACCGTCATCCTGCAACGCGTCGCGGTCTGCCCGGGCCTGGACGGGATGCCCTGCGGGGAACCGACGACGGACGTCGATCACCGGGTGCCCCATCGCGGCAATCCGCGATTGTTCTGGGATCCGTCCAACCTGGACGCCTACTGCCATCAACATCATTCGGTGAAGACAGGGCGAGGGTTGTGATGGCGACCAACACCGCCGAGGATCGCTACCTGACCATCCGCGAGCTAATTGACTATTCGCACCTGTCGTACAGCACGATTGCGCGACATCTTGCGTCTGAGACATCGCCATTGCCGCACTATAGGGTCGGCGGCCGGGTGTTGATCCGCCGCAGCGAGTTCGATGCCTGGGTCGCCAAAATCGGCACGCCCACCCATGTCGCGAAGGCCAAAACGGTCGACGACCAGGTGCGAGACGCGCTGACGCGATTCGGTCGACGGCGGCCCTGACCCCGTACCGCCTGGTGCAGGCGCCACGCGGTCAGCACACGCAAAAACACTGAGGAAAAACGACGAAAAAATAGTTTCGGCAGGGGTCCGCGCTCGTTGATGGCTGTAACGTGCATGGTTACAATCGATCGTACTTAATTAATAGTTGATTCACGCACACAACTAAAGCGATGGACCACATGCGACGACCGAAAGAAATCCCGTTGACCCACATCCGTATCACCCACGCCGACCGTGCCGCCTATGTGCGTCAGCTCCGCCGGCAGGGCTACCGCCGCGTCGGACCGGTCGTGATGGAACGCGGCCTCTGCGAGACCTGGTACGAGAAGCGAGACCGCGCGATCCACGTCACGAGCGCCTACGTGAACGGTGGTGCCCGATGAAAACGACCGCGATGGTCCTGACCCCGGGCGAGGAATTGTGGAGCGACTGGTTGGAACCGTTGAACGTCACGGTCGGCCAGGCGGCGCAGGCCTTGGGCATCTCGCGCAAGACCCTGTCGCACATCATCAACGGGTCGGCGCGCATCACGCCGGCGATGTCGGTCCGGTTGTCGAAGGCGCTCGGCACGGCGCCGGACGCGTGGGCGCGGAAGCAGCTCGCGTTCGATCTATCCGAGGTCGACCCCAAGACTTTGAAGGTCCGCCGCCTGACGCCGCGCGGGTACCGGGAGTAACCCGCGATGATCATCCCTTCCATCGTCATCCGCAAAGACACCCGGCCCGGGCGCGCAAAGCCGTGGGGCGCGTTCTGGCGCTACGACGGCAAAAAGGTCGCGAAGTTTTTCAAGACCGAACGCGACGCCAAGCAATTCGCCACCGACTATGTCGCGGGGCTGAAACGGCAACCGGCACCCGACGCCGACAAGATCATCGAGACGGTGTCGGGCACTATCGGGGAGTACCTCGTTGACTGGCTGAAGAACACGATCAAGGCCAAACGGGATGCCTCGACGCACCGGTCGTACGAGCAGCTCGTGCGCCTCCACCTCGTGCCGACCATCGTCGACGGCAAACGGTTCGGCGACATCCGCCTGAAGGACCTCCGCCGGGTCCACGTGAAACGGCTGTTCGAAGAACTGCACCGTGTGAAACGGTCGTTGCCGACCCGGACACACGCCCATTCGGTGCTGTCGAGCGCGTGCGGGTCGGCCGTCCTCGACGAGGAACTGGAGTTCAACCCGTGCGAGAAGATCGGCCGGCTGTTGCGCCACAAGGGCGAACAAGGCGACGACCCGCAGCCCAACCCGTTCACCCTCGAGCAGGCGACGGCCTTCATGGCGTACGTGGCGAAGTCCGAGCCGGAGTGGATCGAGTACTTCCAGTTCCTCCACGACACGGGCGTGCGGGTCGGGGAAATCGCCGCGCTGACCTGGCCGAACGTCGACCTGGACAACAAACGCGCCGAGATCGTCGCCAGCTACTCCCCGTCCGACAACGACGACAAGGATCCGAAGACCCATCAGCGCCGGTGGGTCGACCTGTCGGACCTGGTCGTCGAGCAGCTCCGCGCCTTACGGCCGCGTCAACGGGCCGCGCTGTTCAAGAAAGGCCAGAACAATAAACGCCAGTACGTCTTCACGAATCGACGCGGGTCACCGCGGCGGCAGGATGGGAACATGCGGCGGGTGTTCGCCCGGGTCATCGCGCACGCCACCACCGGTGACGGCGACGACGCGCGCAAGGCGTTCGAGACGCGCGTCAACGGCAAGGCCGCCATCGAACACCACACGCCCCACGACGTCCGGGACACGTTCGCCACGACCCATCTGATCGCCGATTACAGTCGGTTGCCGTGGGTCTCGAAACAACTCGGGCACGAGAACACCCAGACGACGCTCGATCACTATTACCGGTTCCTGCCGTCGAGCGTGACCGCACAGTTCGCCAACAAGATTCGGGAGGCGAAATGACGCGGACGGAACGGATCGCTCGCTTGAACGACATCGCGCGCACGGCGATGGGGATCGGCAGCCGGGTCGTGCAGACCGAAGGGATCGCCGCGCTGCCGCCAGACGTCCAGTCGCGGATCCGGGAACGGGTCGAGACGTTCGACACCTTCAACCCGGACAACGACCCGCACGGTGAACGTGACTTCGGATCGTTCGACGTGGACGACGTTGGGAAGGTGTTCTGGAAGATCGACTATTACGACAAATCGATGGAATTCGGGTCAGAGGACCCGAGCGACCCTGGCCAGACGACCCGGGTGCTGACGATCATGTTGGCCTGCGAGTACTAGTACGTGACCGGCCGACCTGTTGGAAGGGGTCGGCCGCGTCGATCACCGAACGAACAGTGTCGCGCCGAATTGATATGTCGATGTCCCGTATCCGTTGCCGTAGACGAGATCCCGATCCACCCATCGCCACCGAAATGAGCCAGCCAAGCAGGCATGCGAACGCTCGACAACCGTCACGTCGGCACCGAGCGTCAGTGTCTTCTGTCCATTAAGCCAGACGTTCGGTCGCATACCTTGATCGTCCCACATGTGTGTCCAGGCGACACCGCCCCCAGCCACGAGCTGTAAGCGCGGCGGGTTGCCAGGACTTCCCAGACTGTAGCGGGCGAGTGCGTTTAGCAGCACGTCACGCGCCTGTTCGTTGAAATATCCCCCTTCGGATGTGGCAACGGTTCCACCAGACACCAATTCGCCCTCCACCGCGAGTCTCCGCAGAATAAAAACTCCGCCACCACCGCTGATGTCCCAACCGTGCCCTCCGACCGGCTGGCTGTAGTCGCGATAGTAGATCTCGCTGTGCGGATGTTCGGCAAACGCGAACGACGCGAACCCATAGAGCCGATGAGTGTGGGGCGGAGGTGGCGTCCGCAATGTCGCAATCGTCAACAGCAACGAGCCAATCAGCATCGCGCCATCTTATCCGCACATGGACCAAACAACCCGCGTACCCATTTACCGTTCTTCGCGTTTCCGGTAAATGGCGCCGAACCCGTTGAAACCTCAGTCCCGTGTTTGCAGTTGTCGGAACCCCAGGGTGGCGTGGCGCGTCGAATTTCGAATGGGAGCGCGACGGGTCACTAGACTGTTCACATTGAGGTGTTCCGATGTTCTTTAGGAAACCGAAAACCGTCATCTGCTCAGTTTGTGGCAAGCCGATTGAGCCGAAGGAACGCCGATTCGCCGTTAAGAATCGCAAGACCAAGGAAGAGCGACACACTCACGTCGCCTGTCAGAACCCAACCAGCGTCAAATAACGGGCTTGGGCGCGTCGGAACCGACTCGCCCAGCCGCAACTTTGCGGCGCCATGAACCTGAGAATCGTGGCGTGCCGACGTGCAGGGCAGGGCTGGGGTTGCAGAGCTTGGCGCTTGCGGTGATGGAAAGCGCGGAAATGCAGGCCGCGTTAGAATACCGAGCAATCGGAGGCTGCGATGGGCTCATTCGCCGTCCTAGACCTAACATCTCCTTGGTTCTGGATCGTCGCCGCGCTGTTGCTGGTGCTCCTCATCGCGCTCTTGGTCAAGATCTTCATATTCGGGATAGTCGCTAAGTAATTCCCAGACTCGGCAATTAGTGGTCGCTGGGTCGCGCCGATGTGCTCACAGACTTGTGGAAACCAGGCGACCAGGAACAACCCGTGGAAACCGTGCAATGACGGTGAACGACCATGAGATCGCCTGGAAACCACGGTCGCCAAGACCGCTGGAAATCCTGAACGAACGACCCCCGACGCAGAGATTTTCGTAATCAGCAGGTCCGCGGTTCAAGTCCGCGCGCCGGCTCCAGTTAAAGTCAATCAGTTGCCGCGATCGTCGCCGTCACCGTGCGTGCCGTCGGATGCCCCTGGGATGCCGATCGGATGCTCCATATCGAGACGATCGACCGCTGCCCTATTCGCTCCAGGGACGAGGTGTCCGTAGATGTCCACCGTCACCTGAATCGAGCTGTGACCGAGCTGGTCGCGCACATAGGCGAGTGACTCGCCGTTGGCGATGAGCCGGGACGCGAATGTGTGCCGCAGGTCGTGGATCCGAATTTCGGGCACTTGCGCCTTCGCGCAGAGCGGTCCGAACACGCGCCGCCGCAGGTTGTCGCCGTCCACGCGCCCGCCCGTGATGTGCTTTCGTTCCTCGCCGTCGAGCCTGATGAGATCCGGCATGACGAACACCGTCTCGGGTGGCACCTCGTTGCGCTGCCACGCGCGCTTCCGCTGCGCCGTCCGCAGCGCGCGCAGCGTCTCGGCCAGCTTCACCGACATGTCGATCTTGCGGCCCTTGCGGTTCTTCGGCGTAGTCGTCGCGCCGCCGACCCATGCGCGCCGCACGGATATCAACCGCGCGTCGAAGTCGAGATCGCGCCACTCGACCGCCAGCAGTTCCCCAAGTCGCATGCCGGTCCGAAGGGCGCAGAGAAAGAATGGATGCCAGTGCGCCGCGTGCTGCTCGACGTAGCGGAGAAACGTCTGCTCCTCTTCTGGCGTCCACGGCTGCATCTCGTTCTTGAGCGCGCCATCGGTCCGCAGGTGCTTCCCCATGCGGAACGCCGGATTGGCCTGCAGGTGCCCATCGTCCACGGCCTGCGAAAGGACGGCGCTGACTGTCCGGTTGACGCCCCGAAGCGAGGCCGGTTTCAGCTTTTTCTGCCGACACGCGACCAGCAGCGAGCGGCAGTGCGCCCGTGTGATCGCGCTCACGCGCAGGGGGCCCAGGACGGGCGTGACGTGCAGCCGCAGGTTGAACTCGTAGAACCGATACGTCGACGGCTTCAGGACGCTTTTGGCGTCTCGCAGCCACCCCGTCGCGTAAGTGTCGAAGGTGGGAGAGCTGTCCGCGAAGAGGCCCAAGTCGCCGAGCGCGAGCCGCTCGCGGATCTTCCGCGCCACCGCGCGCGCCGCCTGCTCGTCGCCGACGCGCTTCGACTTGCGTCGGCCCTTGTGTTTGACGAACACCCACCACGCGCCGCGGTGGAACCGGACCCGGACCCCCATAGCGTCGGCCACTATAGCCCCCGCAATACCTCATCCGTCAACTCGTCGATGTTGACCGTGGGTCGCCCCGCGTCGCGGAAGCTGGCGATCCACGCATCGAACTCCGACCGCTTGACGAGCAGCTTCCCGCCGACGCGATAGTGCGGCAGCGGGTGCGCCGCGCACGTCAGATGCCCGCGCAGCGTTCGGACGCTCAACCCGGCGTACGCCGAGAGTAACTTCAACGGCAGGTACGGGTCCAACGGGACCGTCGCCAT